CCGTGCCGAGCATCCAGGTACCAGGGGAAGAACCATGAGCCGCAAGAACAGGCCGAACGGGAAGCCGAACGGCAAGCCGAAGCTCGCACCAGCCCAGGGCGGACCCGTGAAGAAGTCCGTCGACATCCAAATCGGGTTTGCGCCCGGTGAAGTGAAGGTCGCCTTCAGCCACCCCGTCCCCGACCTGGTCATGACGTCCGAAGCCGCGATCAACCTCGCCCGCGGGCTCGTCGGTGCGGCGCAGTCGGCGCGGAAGGCACGCGACGAGAAGCTCGCGCAGCTCAGGAAGGAGCTCGGCAGTGAGTTCGTCGACGGGCTCCTCGACGCACCGAAGGCGAACGGCACGCCGTCCTGAGTCTGGGAGCTTGGCCTGCGGCGTGGTACCTTCGCTGCATGGCCGACGAGAAGGACAAGCCAGTCAGGGCGGCGACGCTGAAGGCACGGGCACTTGGTGCGGAGGTCGTTCGTGCCCCAGCCAGCGTCCGCGAGGACACCGACCAGCTCTACTCCATCTTCCGGGACGCCGGGGTGTTGGAGCCGCCCTACGACCCGGTCAACCTCCTGAGCATCTGGGAGAACTCCAGTTCGCTGCCGCAGAACGTCCAAGCCTACGTCACCAACATCGACGGGCTCGGCTACCGCTTCGCGGCGCGGTTCGACCTGTTCGGGGAGGAGGCGGAGGAGCGGGTACGGGACGCCATGTGGGTCGAGCGGGTTCGTTCGGCCGAGAGGATGGCGAGCGAGAGCGCCGAACGGCTCGGCGAGGCACCGGAGAACAACGCGGCGGCGAGCCAGGTGCCGGACCCGGCCACGATGATGCCCTCCGACGAGGAAGTGAAGCGCACCGTGGAGGCGCTCCGCATCCGGGCGCGGTTCGAGCGCGCGAAGCTCGACTCGTTCTTCGAGGGCATCAACCCGGACGGGAGCTTCGAGACCCTGCGGCGGCGCACCCGCCAGGACCTCGAGATCGTCGGCAACGGCTTCTGGGAGGCGCTCCGCAACCGGCAGGGCGAGGTGAGCCGCTTCGTCCAGGTGCCGCCGACACACGTGCGCCTGACCGCCCTGGACGAGAAGCCGGTCATGGTGCCCGACCGCGTGCGGCTCGGGCTCGGCTGGGAGGTCGTGCTCCAGCCGAAGTTCTTCCGACGCTACGTCCAGGTCGTCGGCTCCACGACCATCTGGTTCAAGCAGTTCGGCGACCCGCGCGTGGTGTCCAGGCAGACCGGACGCGTCTACGAGGACCGTGCGGAGTTCATGCTGAAGACGGCCGGGCGGGAACAGCCCGCGACCGAGATCGTCCACTTCCGGGTCTACCGAACGGGTGAGCCCTACGGCGTGCCTCGGTGGGTCGGTGTCCTGCTCGCCGTGCTGGGGAGCCGAGCCGCCGACGAGGTCAACTTCGCCTACTTCGACAACAAGGCAATCCCGCCACTTGCCCTGCTCGTGTCTGGTGGGCGGCTCTCGTCCGAGAGCGTCACGCGCATCGAGACGTTCATCCGGGACCACATCAAGGGGCGAGAGAATTTCCACAAGATCATGGTCATCGAGGCCGACGACGAAGGCGACCCGATGGCACCGCGGGAGCACCCGAAGCTCTCGTTCGAGAAGCTGGGCGACCTCCAGCAAGGCGACGCCATGTTCCAGGTCTACGACGAGCGGAACACGGACAAGGTCGGCAGCGCCTTTCGGCTCCCTCGCCTGCTGCGTGGCGACGTGCGCGACTTCAACCGCTCCACGGCCGATGCGAGCTTGCGCTTCGCCGACGAGCAGGTCTTCGAACCCGAGCGGAAGGAGTTCGACTCCTGGCTGAACCGCGTCCTCCTGCCGATGCTCGACATCCGCATGTGGACCTTCCGGTCGCTCGGGCCGCAGACCCGCGACCCAGAGCGCGTTGCCGCGGTCATCCTCGATCTCGCGAAGGTCGGCGCCATCACGCCGAACGAGGCGCGCTACCTCTCCTCCGACATCCTCGGGCACGAGCTAGACCCGCTGGACCAGCCCTGGGCGAAGCAGCCGATCCAGCTCACGCTCGCCGGGTTCGCCCCGCCGGTCGAAGGGGAGGAGCAGAAGGCGTGGGGCGACGGGTCAGAAGTCCGCGACCTGGCCAGCTACGGCATGTCGCTGGCCCAGCGCCATGCAGGCATCAGTGGAGACCACGCTCTGGCCGACTTGAACACCAGGGCCGAACTGCCGGGCGACGACGTGCTCGGCATCGAGGAGGCAACCGATGGCAGGACCCACTAAGCGCCGGCTCTACAGCCCGGACGCGGTCGTCGATGTTCGCGCACCCCGCATGGCAGCGGATGCGCCCGTTTCCGGCGTCTGGACCCCGGACAACCGGAACGCTGGCGAGGCTGGCCCGGACGACGTCATCCTGGACGCCCGCGAGTGGTCGCACGTTCGGGTTCTGGCCGACTTCCGCGGGCCGACTGGCCTGCCGGTGGCGGGTGGCTCCGTCGACATCGTTCCGATGATCGCCACGCGCGACCAGGCAGCCACGAACGGACGTCGCTGGAAGGAGCTGACCACCATCAGCACGCTCCCCGGCGACGAGCCGAGCGCCCCGGTGCAGGTCGACGGCCACCTGGCTGCCTTCCGCATCTCCGCCTACGTGGCGGGCGGCGCGACGGACGTGGTCCTCCGCGTGACCGGCGGGCAGCCGCAGGCCAAGGACGCCGTCTGAGCATGACCGCGCTCCTCGGGCCGCCCTGGACTCCGGTGTCCGACCCGCGTGCCGTGCTGTTCGCGGACCCGCCGGTCACGTCGGCGTGCACAGCGCTCGCTGTCGGCGTGCCGGCTGCCGGCTTGCTGGAGCGCGTGCCCTCTGCCAACGGCATCCACAAGGTCGCCGTGGACCTTGCTGGCGCCTGCGCCGCGGATGCCTTCGTGTACCGCGGGGCCATCCAGACGCGGAGCGGGTTGTGGCTCTGGCCGTTCCCTGTGGACCGGGTCGAGGTATGGAAGATCGACCGCCCACTGAGCCGGCGGGAGTTCGCCCTGGTCGTTCAGCGGCTCGACCGCGCGCTCCGCGGGGCGAGTCGCGCCTCGGCGCGGCGGACCTTGGAGCGAGCCCTTGCGACGCTTCGCCGCCCCTGGCCGGACATGTCGGGGCACCAGGTCGACTCGGCGCTCGAGATGCTCGCCGTCGCCATCCGCGACATCCCTTCGTCCGCCGCGTTCAGGACGGCGGCGGCGACACAGCTCGCCCAGGTGACGGCCGGCGTCGCGGAGCGGTCGGCCCTCGGCGCGGCTGCGGCCCGGGGCGTCGGCTACACGTTCCGTCCGGTGGAGCGGGAGCTTGCTTCTCGCATCGGGCGGAACGGGATGCACTTCATCACGGACGAGTTCGGAAGGCGTTCGGCGCGGTTCTCGCGAGAGGCCCGGCGGATCATCGGCCGCGGGACGGAACAGGGGCTCGGCTACCGAGAGATCGCCTCCGACCTCCAGCACGCGATGCAGGGCGCTGCGCTCGGGCGCGACCTGAGCTACTACCAGTCCGTCGCGAGCGCCGTCGTCGCCCAGGCCCGCTCCTACGGGACGATGCTCGGCTACGAGGCGGCGGGCGTCCAGTACTACATGTGGGTGTCGGTCCTCGATGAGCGGACGTGCGACCCGTGTCGATGGCTGCACGGACAGGTCTTTCCGGTCGACGACCCGCTGACCACGATGGACCGCGCGCTTCGCAATCCCGACCCGGAGGCGGCGGCCAACGCGATGCCGTGGTACCGCGTCGTCGGCGACAACATCCACGTCCAGGCACGCGGCCAGCCACTCGGGCCAGCCGTTGCGCAAATACAGCAGCGTGGGTTCGGTGTGGCCGACCGCGTCGGTCAGTACCGCCCGTTCATGAGCACCAGGGACGGCGGTGGGGCAATGATGCCGCCCGCCCACGCCAGGTGCCGCTGCGAGACGGAGCCCGTGCTCGTCTGAACGAGGGGAAGGATGTCAACGAAGGAGGAGTTCCTGCGGGACTTGGTGAAGGACGAGTGGACGTTGCGGAAGGTCTGCGCGTGCATCGAGCGCATCATCAAGGCGAGCTTCGCCGCGGACCGCGCGTCGCGCATCGTCCTTCTGGTCACGGCGAACCCGACGGAGGCGGAGGTGAAGCGCCGGACCAACATCTGCTACGACTGGTTCGCCCGGCTCCGTGTCGATCTGCACTACTCGACGGAGCGTGCCCTCGACACCCTGCCGCGTGCGCTCCGCGCGACGCTGGACGGGGAGGCCTGGGACCCGCCGCCCGCGGAACGTGCGTGGAGCCCGGCCGAGACGAGGTGACAGCATGAACGACCAGTCCAGAAGTGATCTCGACGCCCGCTGGGAAGCCGTCGTGAAGCGGGCAGGCGAGTTGATCGGCTCCGCGCCGAAGGTCGAGCGCGACCAGGTCGAGGCCATGCGCCACCTCGGCGACATGGGGTGCGCCGCGGGCGCCCACGCTCACGCGGTGACGGGAGCCACGACGAACCTCGGCGGAATGCACCAGCACGTCTACAGCGTCCCGACCAGGCTCCGTGCGCAGACCAGGAGCGGCGAGGAGCTGGACATCCCGGCGGGTGCGTTGTTGGTCACCGGCCACGACGGCCCGCACCAGCATCCGGTCGAGGAAGGCGCTGCCGCACCGACGGGGAGCGAACACCGGCACGTCATCACGTTGAGCCCTGGTATCGATCTGGTCACAGAGACGAGCGGCGCCCACCCACACGCTATCGTCGGCGCCGAGACGGCCCGCGATGGGGTCCACGGCCACGCGCTGAAGATCGGGGCGACGACCCTCCAGAGCCTGCCCGAAGACCAACTGCGCGGGCTGTCGTCTGGCTTGGTGGTCGGGCTCGGCAAGCAGGACGACCTGCCGGCCTCGGGGCTAGTCGTGAGCCCGACGCAGATGGCGGAGGCCATCCTCGACGGCTCGAAGACGCTCCTGGTCAAGAGTCGCCCGTTCGACCTGGCGGGTCAGCGGTTCGTTCTCATCAACGACCGCAAGGCGCTCGGCGTGATCGCCCTTGGCGCCATGCAGGAGCTGAACGACCAGGAGTTCGCCGCCCGCGAAGGTGAGCACCGCATCTCGCAAGACCTGCGGGCCGAGTGGTGTGGCGCGCAGCCGTCGTGGTGCGAGAGCCCGCTGTACGCGTGGCCAGTCGAGGTCGTTGCGGCCTTCCCCGAGCCCCGCGAGACGAACGTGCCCCCCGGGCCGCAGGTCGTTGTCCGCGACGTGCAGGTCTTCAAGCAGGAGACGGGGACCTACCCCTCGCTGCGCGTGCCGAACCCGCGCTTCCTGCTGGACCGCGCTCGCCAGGGGCTGGAGGCGGCCATTCTCTCCTCCTCCCCGATGCGGGGCCGTGGCGCGTCTGAGCAGGCGCTTGTGAACGAGCTCGGCCCGCTGGGCTTCTCCGACTCCCACGTCTGGGCAGTCGTGGCGCTCGGGGAGGCCGTGCCCGTCGGGGCGGTAGCAGAGCTCGGGCCCCGGGCCGCCAACGTAGCGCGTCAGACCAAGGAGTACTTCGCGGAGTCGCGGAACATCTTCTACATCCCGCTGAAGGTCGTCCGCGAGTTCTCGCCTCCGCTCCGTCTTCGCGCTGCGCCCGCCGGGCGTGCGCAGGGTGCCGCCATCGACCTTGCCCGGGACGTGGTGCAGGAGGCGCGGAAGGGTGCCTTCCTCGACCCCGCGGTCTGCTCGCTCGCGCAGGAGGGCTCCATCGACACGCTCGGCGCCGCGGTCATCACGGCCAGCGGGCTCGTGCCGGTCATGGTCTGGCAGGCCGAGCCGCCCCGCGGCGAGCTGCCGGCACTGAAGGTGCCGGACCCGAAGTTCCTCATCCAGCGGCTTCGCGATGGGAAGACCGCCGGGCTCCTCTCCAGGCTTCGTCGCACGATGCGTGTGGACCAGCCGCAGGCACTGGTGAACGAGGTCGCTCCGCTTGGGCTTGGCGGCGCCTACGTCTGGGCAGTCGTGTCCCAGGGCGACCCGTCCCCGGTCGACTCCATGGTCCAGCTCACGGACGAACAGCGAGCCGGCATCGACGAGTTCACGGCGCGGGAGTTCGCTACCGAGCAGAACATCTGGTACCTGCCGTTGAACCTGGTCGTCCTCTTCGACCCGCCCTTGCAGTTGAAGCAGCCGCCCGGCGGGAGGCGCTTCGGGGCGACGGTCGACTTCGACCGCGATGTCGAGAAGTCCAGGCAGCTCGACTTCGACGACATGTTCCGGGCGCAGACGCTGAAGCAGATCCACCTCTTCGTCATCGACCCGAGCCCGGAGGCGCTTCGTGCCGAGAGCGACGGTCACCTCATTTCTATGGACCGGGAGCTCCACGCCATGTTCCGGCGGGTCTTCGCCGGGGCCGACGCTACGCGGGGCGAGGGCGTGACGCGCGAGGACGTCGTCAACGCCCACATCATGGTCCTGCGCGAGCTCGAACGGCGGAACGTCCAGACGGTCGAAGCCGACGCGCTCGCCACCGAGACCTCGGCGCTCCTGTCGGGTCGGATGAACAAGGCGCTGGATGGGGGCGAAGGGAAGTTCGCCCCCATCCATCCCGGCGGAGCGCGGGCGCACGCTGACGACCCAGTGGCACTCGCCGAAGTCCTCGACGCGCTCTCGAAGCCGATGGCTCTGCGGATGCCCGTGGTCTACGTCGTCGGTTCCGTCTGCAACGCAGGCAAGAGCGAGAACGACATCGACCTCCTCATCCGTGGCCCGTTCGACGAGGAGACGGAGCACGTCATCAAGTTCCGCCTCGGTCGCGCGCTCGGCCCGCGGCTCTCCCAGCGCGTCCAGTTCCACACCGAGGCCTCGGGCGGCCCGTTCACCAACCACGTCGCCTTGTACGACCTGGTCCTGGTGCCGCACGAGGACCGGGCCGTGAAGGAGATGGCGGTCGCCGAGAAGCAGGACGACCCGCTTCAGGACTGGCCCGCGAAGCCCGGCAAGCACCGGGCCGTCTTCCAGTACCACTTCCGCGGGCAGACGCTCCACGGCGACCTTCGCATGAAGGTCAGCGACTACCTGGTCGGTTGGACGCTGGCGATCCAGAAGCCGGGCGCCGTCCCCGAGGTCGACACGGTCGCCGAGGCGAAGCGCATCGCAGCCACGTTCGACATGGACGGGAGCCGCTACACGAAGCCGCTCGTGCTTCCAGACCGCGTCTTCGCTGTCGGCAAGAGTCGCCAGCCCGTGGTCTGGCTCGACCTCGGCGACGTGAAGATCGAGCCCGGTGGCGTCGGGGCAACGCGGAACGAGCCCGGGGTCTACGTCGAGGTCGCGACCCCGGAGGCGGAGTGGGGACTTCAGAAGCCGTTCTCGCACGAGTACTTCCTGTCCGGCGACCCGAAGCTCCACGGCACGCTCACCTTCCGCATGTTGGAAGGCGAGGGCGGCCCGGCCGAGGAAGGCCTCGCTCGCGAGGGCGAGACCTTCTGGACCGGCGGGTTCAACAAGGTCTTGCTGCCCGGCGTCCTCCGCTCGCACTCCGTGCAGAACGAGACCATGCCACCGCTCGGCCAGAGCGCCATGCCGCTGACGCTCATGGAAGCGACGCCACCGGAGTTCCGCTTCTGGCTCGCCGACAGCGAGGCCGAAGCGCGGAAGATGCGCGACGCCCTGGTCGCCTCGCGCTTCTTCACCGAGGACAACGTCGTCCTCGACTCCGACTTCCAGTACCGCAGGAGCGAGCGGAAGATCCTCGTGACCGGCTACGACCCGGAGGAGGACGAGGTCGCCGCGGTCGGCAAGCAGGAGCGCGTGCGCTTCGCGTTGCTCTGGCAGTGGTGGAAGGGACAGACCGTCGTCCGGGCGGCGCCGAGTCGCCAGCTCTGGCACCTGGTCATCGAGAAGCCCGACGGCAGCGGCGTCTGGGACTTCCAGCTCCAGCGCGACCCGCTCTCCGGTGAGGAGGTCATCGCGGGGCTCCGCCGCGAGGCGGACGCGGACCTGCTCGACTTCGAAGGCAACGCTCCTCCGGGAACGACCGTGGCCGGACTGCCGCTGAACGAGACCAAGAACACGCCGTCCAGCGTTCAGCGGGTCGACCGTGGCCGCGTGGACCTGCTGGAAGCGCAGCGCGCGTTCTACAAGCTCCGTCTGCGCGGGCAGAAGCTGAAGGGGCTGTTCAATCTCGTCGCCGAGGAGGTCGACTCCGACCTGTTCCAGTTCAGCCCGGGCGCCAACCCGGGGAGGACGATCCCGGGCCCGACCGAGAAGCAAGGCCACAGCCACCGCCTGCCCGGCGGTGGTGTGACGTCCGTGGAGCGGGCGGGGCTCGCCCACTTCCACCACCTGTCGGACGGCGGGCGCACGGGCGGCCCGGTCCTCCGCGGCAACGTCCACGTCCACATGCTCGCGAGCGGCGACGAGACGAGTACCCCGGTCGAGGCAGCGGAGAAGCGGTTCCGCGTGCAGGCCGACGGGACGCAGGTGTGGGACCCGGTCGACATGGACGCAGGCGACGACAAGGGCGGCGACCGTGAGCAACTCCGACCGCCCGCCCTGTTCCAGCCGATGAAGCCGGCGAAGCGGGAGACCTCGGCGTTCACAGATGCCGACCTGGCCGCGCGAACGGTCTTCACCGACGCGCTCATCCGTGAGGGCGTGCAGGTCGAGCCCAAGTACAACGGCTTCCGCGCCGTGGCCGAGTCCTGGCAGGCCGGCGTCGCGCCCGGGGTCACGAAGGGCGGCGCCATGGTCTTCACGGAGGACCGCCAGCGCGACTTGAGCGAGGTGCTTCCCGGGCTGGCCGACGACCTCCGGAAGATCGACGGCAACGTCGTCCTCGACGGGGAGATCATGGGCGTCGACGACCAGGGCAACTACCTGCCCCGCCGCGAGCTGGCGCGCTTCCGTGGCGCGGGCCCGGCCGACGACAGCGCGCTGCGCTTCGTGGTCTTCGACGCGCTGTACCTGAGCCCCCATGGGAACCTCACCGCCATGCCGCTCGCGCAACGGCGGCGGCTCCTGGTCCGCTGGTTCGAAGCCGCGAAGCTCGGCGAACGCTTCGTCCTCGCACCCCGCCGGATGGCCCGCACGCGGAGCCAGCTCGGGGCGACGATGAAGTGGGCCCAGCAGCAGCCCGGCTCCGAAGGGGCGATGCTGAAGCAGTTGGGATCGACCATCTCGCTCGGCGGGGAGAACGACCTCTGGGCGAAGGTGAAGATGACCCGCGAGCTCCGTGCGCTCGTGGTCGGGCGCCACCCGGTGAAGGGGAGCCCGGGCGTCTACGACTTCGTCGGCGCCATCGGGCCAATCCCGGCTTCGGAGGCGGACCAGTGGGCGGAGCCTGTCGAGCACGGCGGGAAGACCTACGTCACCATCGGGCGGACCGGCAACAAGAAGCTGGACGCGGATGTCGGGGACACGATCCTGGTCGACGTTCTGGAGCTCCTCTGGGAAGACGCGGCGCCCAAGCGTGTGCGCTGGTTCGGCCCAGCGCAGGCGACGGACGTGGTGCCTGGCCCGCCGTCCTCGACAGGCTTCGTGCGAAACCTGCTCCGCCCGGGCGAGCTCGTCCGCGAGGGCGAGACCGTGTCGAAGGTGCACAAGAGCGTGCGCCCGGTGCGGCTGTTGAAGGCCGAGGAGAACGAGGAGCGGTACGTCTTCGGCGTCGTGCTGGTGCCAGATGAAGTGGACGCGCAGGGCGACATCTACTCGGCGAAGGAGGTCGAGAAGGCTGCCCATAGCTTCCTGGAGCACTTCGGCGGTAAGGTGAAGCTGATGCACAAGGGCAAGCCGGTCGACGGCGTCGTGCCGATCGAGAGCTACTTGAGCAAGGCGCCAGAAACGCACGGCGAGGAGACCTTCCCTGTCGGGACATGGTTCCTCGCGACCCGGGTCAACAACGACGACATCTGGGCTGCGGTGAAGTCCGGAGCCTTCACCGGCTACAGCATGGGCGGGACGGCCTTGCGCGAAGCTCTTGGACCCGAAGCCCGGTAAGGGTATAGTCTGTGTCCGTGGACATCAGCAAGCTCGACCGCGCACTCGAAGCCGCGCTACTCTTCCTCGGGAAAGGGGCGGACGAGGCGACCCATCGCCTCAGCGAGATTCTCGTCGAGGAGGTGTCGCTGGTCGACCGTGCTGCGAACAAGCGTCACTTCCTGATCGTCAAGCGAGGAGGAGCCATGGCGGACGAAGCGCAGAAGGACGGCGGGGCGTCAGTGGGGCCCACGGCCAAGCAAGGCGAGCTGACGATTCCGACTCCGGTGAAGGAAGGGCTGATGCGCATCGTGACCGAGGCGACGGAGCGGCTCGTGTCCGTCGGCAACGAGGTGCGCGGTGCCCAGGAGTCGGCCGAGCAGTCGGCGGAGCCGGTGCCCGCGGAGCTCGCCACGGAGATCAAGACCATCTCCGACCTGTTGCGCGGGGCGCTCTCGCGGTATCCTTCGCCCATGAGCACGGAGGCGACAGAGGGAGCCGCGCCGACCGAGAAGGCGGACGGCCCGGTGTCGCAGGCGCTGCGCGCGGTCGGTGAGACCGCCGTTTCGCTCGCCACCCGTGCCGCCGAGATGGATGCACTGGACGGCCCCACGCTGGCAGCCGTCCGTAACCTGGCCGCCCAGCTCAACGCGCTGACGGAGAAGTACCCGCAGCCAACGGCTGGGGCGGTCCCAAGCGGAGCCGTCGAGATGGAGAAGGACATCGGGATGGAGAAGGCGCCGGAAGGGGTCGCCGCGCCACCGGCTGGCGTGGACGCGGCTCCGACGGCCGAAGCGACGATGGACACCAAGCTCTCCAGCGTCGGAAGCGAGGCGGGCGACAAGCTCGTGGTGATCGCGCAGGCGATCACGCGCATCGCCGACGCGTCGAGCCCGGAGGAGCTGGCGTCCATCAGGGACCAGATGGTCGGCGTCGGCAAGAGCCTGGAGGGGCTCTCCGAGTCGGAGATGGACGAGGTGACGAAGGCGGTCGGCCCGTCCAAGCTCCTCCGCGTGCTCGCCGCGCTGCGCCCGGTCTTCGCGATGCTGGAGCAGGGCGGCGACGCCCCGGCTCCCGCCGAGCCGCCCGCGGCCACGCCCGATCCCGCGACGGACACCGAGAAGCGCGCTGCCGAGAACCAGCCGCAGTCCCCGGCCCGGGCCGGCGGCGACCTCGACAACGTCGGCACCGGCCCGACCGCCGACAAGGCGGTCAAGGACGGCCCGACCTCGGACCCGCTCACCGACATCACGAAGCGACTCGAGAAGCTCGAAACGCTCGCGAAGGCGCCCGAGGTGCCGGCGAGCAGGACGGAGAACCCGCCGACGCAGGGGAAGGGCGACGGCACCAACAGGTCACGCAGCGGGCGTCGCGGCGGACCCTGGATCATGTGAGGGAGAAGGAGCCATGCAGGACAACAGAGACATCGTCCAGAAGGCGGACTTCCTCCTGGCCAACCTGGCGCCCGGCGGACTTCTGGAGCCCGCCCAGGCCGACCGGTTCATCCAACTGGCGATCGACCAGGCGGTCGTGATGCCGCAGATGACCCGAGTCGACATGAACGCGCCCAAGGAGCTGCGGGAGAAGATCCGGTACGGGAGCCGCGCGCTCCGCAAGGGCACGGAGGCCCAGTCGCTTCCGCTCGCCCAGCGGTCCGCCCCCGACACCAGCAAGGTCGAGCTCGACGCTCAGCTGGTGAAGGCGGAAACGCGCATCAGCTTCGAGGCGCTGGAGGACAGCATCGAGCGCGGCACGTTCGAGTCGACCGTCCGCGCCACGATGGCCGAGCGCATCGGGCTCGACCTCGAGGACCTGGCGTTCAACGGCGACACGCTGTCGACGGACGACCTGCTGAAGACCCTGGACGGGTTCATCAAGCAGTCGACCACCAACGTCGTCGTCGCGGGCGGCGCCACGCTCCAGCGGTCCGTGCTGAAGGACATCCTGAAGACGATGCCCTCCGAGTTCCGCCGCGACAAGCGGGCCCTCCGCTTCCTCACGGCCGACGAGGCGGACATCGACTACCAGGAGCACCTGGGCGACCGCGCGACCGTCCTGGGCGACGAGCAGACCACGGGGCTGCAGAGCCGCCCCTTCCAGGGCATCGAGGTCATGGGCGTGCCCGTGTTCCCGACCAACCTGGGCGGCGGCACGAACGAGACGGTCGTGCTGATGACGGACCCGAGCAACATGCTCTTCGGCGTGTGGCGACAGATCCGCATCGACACCGACCGCGACGTGTCGGCGGGCGTCTTCATCATCGTCGTGACGGCGCGGGTGGACTTCAAGTTCGCCCACGAGCCGGCGGTCGTGAAGGCGACGGGCGTGGTCGCGGTCTGACGCGGCCGGGGCGAGTGGGGGCGTAACGTCGAACGGGTAACGGCCGGCGTCCTGGTGGGCGTCGGCCGTGTACCGATGGAGGTCTGACATGGCACTCGTGGTCAACAGCAGCACCGCAGGCGGCAAGCAGCCGTCCGCCCCGCTCATGGCGGGGAAGGTCGACTGCGACCCGGACGCGTCGTACCCCGCGGGCGGGTACAGCCTGAAGTCGACGCTGCCGAGCGGCATCACCATCCTCGCGGGCGAGGCCGTGCCGCACTACGACGGGGCGGCGCTGCGCTGGTTCCGCATCGTCGACGTCAGCGGAACGCCGACGCTGAAGTGCTACGCGAACGGGAGCGGCGCTCCCGGGGCCGAGGTCGCAGCGGCGACCGACCTGAGCGGGCACAACAACGTCGTCGTCGGCTACGTCGGCCAGTGAGGAGGCAAGCATGACGACGATCAAGAGCGACTTCGGCGCGGGCGGGAGGCAGCTCCAGCCCGGGCACGGCGACCCCGACCTGGCCGAGACGCTGCGGGGCATCGCCGACGACATCGGCGACCTGGCCGGCGGACTCGCCGACTGGAGCGCCGAGCTGGACGTGGTGGCGCACGTCTGCGTCCTGCCGACGGCGGGCGTTCCGGTCGCCGTCGAAGCGACGACGGCGACCTCGGCGGGCGTCAAGCAGCTCCAGTACACCGCAGCGCCGGCTGCGGGCTTCGTGCGAGCGGTCTTCGCGGCCGGTGTCGCGACGCTGACGTTCAACGCGGCGGACGCGGTCACGAAGTGCCGCGTGCTGATGGCGCCGCGGCCGACCGCCGTTCGAACGCTCAAGGGCTAGCGCGACTGGCCCAATAACCTCGGGGAAGTCTGTGGCTGACCGCCGCAGAGAGGAGGAGTCATGGCAACGCATCGCATTCGTCTGACGCCGTTCAACAAGCGGAGCGGAGCGCTCGCGCGGAGGCTCACCATCGGCGGCCAGCTGTTCGAGGCGGACCGCTGGTACGAGGTGTCGCCCGCCGTCTGCGAGAAGCTCCGTCCGCTCCTGCAGGACTCTGGCACGCCCTTCTTCCAGATCGTGACGGAGGAGAAGGAGTGGCAGGACATCGTCCGCCGCGAGCTCGCCGAGCGGGTGGGCGGCCCGGGCGCTGCCGCCTTGGCCGCGATGGTGACGAGCCCCGCGCCCGAGCCGAGCGCCCCGCCGAAGCGGGAGGGCGAGGTGCGGAAGTCGCGCTTCGACGGCATCCGCGCAGCGGAGGTCTCGGAGGAGGACGCCGCGAAGGCGGCGGTCGCGGCCATGTCTCCGACCCCGGTGGCCGCTCAGGTCGTCGAGCAGACCAAGAACGAGCGCCCGGAGCCGCCGGACTGGGACGTGATGACCAAGGCGCAGGTCATCCAGTTCGCGGCCACGCGCGGCATCGAGCTCGACCCGCGGCTCGTGAAGCGGGAGATGGTTTCGACCATCATGGCCGAGCTGTTCGACGCGGACTGACGCGGCACCCACCTCCAGCGATTTCTCAGATAATCGCTGTTTCGATGACACCCGCCGAGCCGGATGGTAGACTCCTTCCAGACGGGGAAGGAAGGAGCTGGCTAACCGATGTCGAGGACCAAGGCAAGGCAGGACACGCAGGTTTGGAACAGCGAATCGTACGTCGACTCCATCGCTCCCTCGGAGGCGGCATTCGAGACGAACCCGCTGGACCTCCAGACCGACCTCACCAACGTCCGCTCGTACCTGCACGAGCTCCGGGACGTGCGGTCGTCGGACTGGTGGCGGGCGCTCACCGCTCCGACCACGTTCCCAGGCGAGGGTGCGGCTGCACGCGGCGTGCAGAACCTGAACAACGCTCTGTACGACCTCGAGCGCAAGCGCATCGCGCGGCACCGCTCCGTGATCGGGGCGAACATCGGGCCCATCGCCACCAACGCACGGCACGCCGTCCTCGATGCGAGCGCCGAGCTGCCGGGCAACACGACGGCAGCGGTCGGCGCGGTCACGACCCGCGGCACCATCGCCGCGTCCGTCGCGGGCTCGTTCGACGCGCCGTCGCTGAACGAGGTCGGCGGAGCGAGCAACGTCCAGCCCGAGAACCTGTGCCTCATCGTCGACAGCGCGTCCGGTGACCCGGTCCTCGCGCCCGACGGTCGGGAGATCTACGGTCTGTTCCAGACCGAGATCGCCACCGACGGCCACACCATCAACCTCGTGGACCAGCGGGCGCAGCTCTCGTTCGTCGTCCGCAACGCGACGTTCGACGACCTCATCCTCATCACCGCCGGCTGGATGGACGGCAAGACCATCGACTACGCGCCCATCGAGCGGTACGCCTTCAAGGACATCCCCGAGACGGCGTGGATCGGGGACGACTTCGTCGACGCCGGGGCTGCGAACGCGACCAGGAAGCAGGGCTACGACAACCAGGGCACGACGCCCGTCGACCTCCTCACGAACGCCACGCTCGACATCGAGTCGGCCGGCAAGTACTGGGAGATCCGCGACGACGCCGAGGCGACCCTGTTCCGCATCACCGAGGGCTCGGCGGGCGGCTCGACCGAGGTCTCCCTGGAGGCCGACGTCGACACGTTCCGGGTGGACGCCATCCTGAACGACTTCGACAACGGCATCTCGGCCAACACGGGCGGGACGAGGCCAATCGACGTCGGCGTGCAGGACGGCATCATCGAGACGACGGCCGGGGCGCTGGAGCTCCAGGCGAAGACCGTCCTCTCGCTCGACGACGGCTACAAGCCCGTCGGCTGGTCGCTCACCGAGGGCATCCACCTGTCCGACAACGCGGGCGAGTGGACGGCCTTCGAGGCCGAGTTCGGCGAGGCCTCTCTGCTCAACGCCATCGTGCAGGCCAAGCAGAGCACCGAGCGCGCGACGGCCTGGGCGAACGTCATCGTCGCCGACATCCCGGCCGACACGCTCATCAAGGGCGACGCGACGGCGAACATCTCCGCGGTCATGCCG